TAATCGTAATTGTTAAAGTGCCTGCGCCGTAATCATCTAAATATTTTGTACGACCGTACGACATTGAAGCACTAAGAATTTGCGAAGTAAATTCTGTACCTTTAGAAAACCCTGCAGGGTTATAGTAAAACTTCCAATCACTAGCAGCCATTACATCGCCCGAGTGTTTACAGGCACTGGACCCGATTGACGTACATACTGCTGGAGTGCTCTAACAATGCTGTTCGGGTCGCCACCGTTGACATTGACCGTGATCGTGTTGCCACCGCCACCTAAAGCATTGTTGGGGGTGATACTTCCAGACGTACCCGGTGTAAACAGTTCAGGTCCGCGCTCACCCACAAGATAAGTTGAGCCACCAGCGACAGGACCGCCCATAGCACGCGCAGGCACTGTAGAGATACCTGCAAGCCCTAGCGCATCCTCAGGGCTTAAACCGCCGTACTCAGCACCACGGGCAAGATAACTGGCGTATTCGAGTGCAGCTGCTGAACCTTGCGTCTTAAACTTAAACAGGATTTCTTTGGATGAGATGCCGTCCATGGTGCCTGAGATACCAGCGAGCACGCCCGCATATCCAGCAAGTTTGGCTTCGTAGTCGTCTATGTCGGCTTGGGCCCCTGTACCGAACGCTTTAGCGGCAGCGGCTTCAAGTTCGGCTAAATCAATTTTGGCGTTATCTAGTGCGACTTCACGATCTAGTGTCCCGGTCAAGTTTTGCCATGCGGTGTCAGCGTTGACGATTGCGATACTGGCGTTAGTTGCCGCGGTCGCCAAGTTATCTAACGGAATCTTTGCGTTCTGAATTTGTGTCTTAAAGTTGCCAGCGTTGATTTTGTTTTCATTTAAAACGCCCGCTAACTCGCTAAGTTTTGTTTCGGCTTGCGTTCCGTTGCCAACAATGTCTTTGAACAGTTCGGTGACTTTGCTGTCAAATTCTAAAGCGGCGGTTGCACCTCGAGTCAACAAAGTCGCCAAAGGAATTAATCGTTGACCAGACTTAACTTGTAGATCATCAACTGAGTCACCAAGACCATCCATAGCGGCGCGGTACTCTCGAGCCATTTGCAATTCGGCTTCAGAAATAACCTTTTGTTCTGATACCGCCGTTAGCGACGCGTTGAGATCGTCGGCGCCCATCTCAATAAGTTCGGCCATGGACTGCCAGCCCTTGCCGAGGAGCTGAGCCGCAACCCTTGCTTTTTCTGCTGGGTCCTTAATCTTTTTCAGTCGGTCAATCGTGTTAAGAAAAGTCTCGTTGACGTCTAACGAACCATCACGCAAATACACAAGGTCAACACCGAGATCACGAACCTTGTCAGGGTCTGCACCAATCGTTTTATTGAGGCGACCAATAGCACCCTCAACGGCGTCAATTGGAATACCAATATCGCCAGCCGCTTCGATATAGCGTGACGCGTCCTCAACAGCCAAACCAGTCGCATCAGCAAACTTGCCCGCCGAAATCGCCATGTCTTGAAACGCTGTGATTCCATCAGCGACAAACTTGCCGACTGCGGCACCAGCTGCAACAGCAAACGTAGAAGCATTAGCGGCAACCGCATCCAAAGCGACTTTTGAACCAGCCTTAAACTTCCCGATGCCACCTTCAGCATTACTGACAGCAGTTTTGAAATCGTTGAACGCCGCTTTAGCGTTTTTGATGCCCGTATCTTCAAGACTGGTAATGATCGGAATGTTGATTGCCATTAGCGAATCCTTGCCATCTCTCGGTTTGCTTCGAGCACCACGGCCCTAATTGTGGAGTCCATTTCTCGTTCAATCATAGACAACGAGTCCGCTGCTTTAGCCCACATGAAACGCGACGGCGCATTGGGTAACAAACTGGCAAACATGGGACGCTGATACTTGGGTTCACGCTTAGACACTGTGCCTCCGCCTTTACCAGCCATGTCTACAATCGCCACAGGCGCGCCCTTAGTTGTAATACGGACAATGTTGACAGGGACGCTCATACGGGGCTCGTTGAGGTTCCTGCGGGGCTTACGGCTGTCAATCTTTATTACCGAGTTCTTGCGCTTGCTCCACCCGGTACGACCGTTGTGAGCCATTCCAGACAGCGGAGGCGACGACGGAATTGACTGGTTAATCTCGGACAGCAACGGCTTCAAAATGTTGCGAATGTCTTTGTTCAATTCACGCTTTAAAGCAGGGTTGATTTTGCCAAGTTCTCTCAGCGTTTCGCCCACACCTTTCACCTGAATTGTCATCGCTTGCTCTCGTTCTGCTCGATTATCAACCTGACCATCTCATCAATGATCTGGGCTGGTGTTTCCATCAGATCCAACGGACTGATGCCTGTACGAACAGCGAGCTGCGCGATCAGGTTTGTGGCTCTTCCTGCGGGCCCTGTTTGGCTTTTGGGATAAACGTGATATCCATGACGTTCTCTACCCAAGTGCTAAACAACGGAACCACAATCTTTTTGGTTCGTAACGCATCCCAAGCCAACCATGCGAGAGGCTTGAACTTCATGTCCTCTAAGAAACGGCCCACGGAGAGCGTGGGGTGATGATCTTCCCACCTGCACGCAACTCCGTAGGTGATCGGTGCTTCGAATGTTTCACCGTCAGCCATTTCTACTTTTAATGTCATGCCAATCATGTCGGGGTCCTTTGGTTAGTTGTTAATTACGGGTTGACGATGTCGCGGGCCCAAGTGCCTCCGACATAACTCACGCTGACTTGGCTCAATTCTCCAACCGTCGTAACGATCGGCGTGAACGAAGAAAGCATGGCATTAGAAATCGTGTACTCAGGATTGCTCGCGGACTCGGTCGGTCCTGCTGGTGAGATGACCAGAGTGGTGGTGCCGTCGCCGACCTGATCAAACAGGGTGGCTTCAATTTCGCCAGTGCCGTAGTTCATGAACATCGTCAAGGTGACGTTCACCATTTGGAGGCCCGACACGAAGCGGTGCCCGGTATCGCCGAAGGTCGTTGATTCAAGTGAGTCGTAACCGATCTCAAGCGAGGCCGCAGAGGTGTTCTGAGTGACATCCACTCCACCGATGGTGACGGTTGGGTTGGACAGGTAAACGGTTTTTGTTGTGGGCATGGTTTTTCCTTTATGGGATGCGCTTAGAAGCGATTTTGATAGTTAGGTCGTATGCGGGTAGTTCTTGTGACCCGATCTGAGCGAGCGACGGTGAGCCACTCAAAACGGCAATCGGGCTGTTCATGATTGTGTCAACCACTCCGAGGATGTAATCGGATGCGTCTTGGTTGCCGGGTGGCGCGCCAAGGATTCGGAGATCAACTGTGATGTCTGCGATTTGGTTGTTGAAACAAGTGAACGTCGGTAATTCCACGAACACGGTGAGCGGTCGTGCGTTGCGCGGATCGGTGACTGGCTTAAGCCCAAGGGCTGTGAGCGATGCTGACACCGTGTTGATGGTGTCTGTGAAGATGCCTGCCACATTAAGCCACCTGACTGCGTTTGATGCCGAGCAACTGGTTGACTCGACCCAAGGTCATCAGCGGTGGTCCTGTCATGTCACCAAACGATGCGTAACTGTCTCCAGTGGTCCCGCGTTCACGGTAGAGCCCTGCGGCGTAAAGCGTGGTTCCTAACAGCACTGAACTGTCAGGGACGGTCGTGAGACTGTCGTGGTAACCAGCCTGCACGCGACGCCTGAAACACCAAGCGTTTGCAGCTGCGACACAAGTAGTGAGAAACGCGGTGTCATTTGCCGTGGCCGACGCGATCCCAAGAAACTCTGTTACAGGCGCAGTTGATGACAACCAAGTACAGCTCTGGGTCCAAGTTACTGTTCCAGTCGCTGAAGCTCTTTGATAGTTATCGAAGTTTGATTTGACAAGTAGTTGATTCGTGATGGTGACTTCATTATCAAAAATGAAATCACCTTCATAGCCGACACCAACAAACAGAAAAGTAGGGACAGCTTGAACGATGTAAGTCGCATCAAAATTGTTTCCTACTCCTGCAACAACGATCGTTTGACCGATCGTAATGTCAGTGGCCTCGAGGGTCTGAATCACGGCGTAGTCGTCCACACGTTGTGCGTGCGTGACGGTAAATACGGCCATGATTCAGATCCTCTCGTAGTTTCCGTCTATCAGACGAAAGCAGCCTTAATGGTAAGGGTCGGGTCAATGACCTTGGATGCCCAGTAACCACGGAACGCGATTTGGCGTGAAAGCTGTGAAGGCATTTCAACGGAAATTGCACCTTTCGCCATTTCGTAGTTCTCAAGTGCACGCGGGTCAAGGATGGTCATGCCAGCCGAGGTCAAGTTGCGGTCAACGACGACGCGCAAACCGAAAGCAAACGCGCCCTGCGTCGAAGCGACATTGAGCGAACCGTATGCGTTCATTGGGCCCACCTGTGGGAACAACGGACGGTCAGCGGTATCGGACAAACTGCCCATCAATTTCCAGACGTTCGGTGACACAGCCAAGATGGAAGGCAAGTTGCCATTTGAACCAGTCAAAATGTCAGCAGCTGCGGTGTACATCCACTCAACCCAGTAAGCCGGGTCAGCAATTGATGCGTTAGCGAAGTTGTTGCTGTTGGTGGTGCCAGTCTGCAATTCCGAGCAGGCGAGCAAGTCGGTGCGGTCTGCGTACACGCGAGCCATGTCGTCAAGCAACGGTCCAAGTGCTTCAGGCTGTGACCAGTCAATTGCGGCTTCGCTAATTTCAACATAGCCACCCTGAATGGTCTTGGTGATCTGAATGTCGTCAATGCCGAAAGCCGAGGCGGTGATGGTCGTGTTCTGT